GTTTTGACAGAACACAAAGCTTCCTACTTTGTAATTGATTTCTTGGCACCATTGAGTCCATGACATTCAACAGTACCAAGACACCCGTAATTAAAACTTTCCCAGACAATTTCTCCTTCCTGAGCCTTACGCTGATTCTTATTGACCACCGGACTGGCCTTAAAGAATGTACGTGTCTGTGACACAAAAGTCACATCTCCATGTTGTATGTATTCTGGTGTTACACGAACGAAAACATCATTATCAATGTCATCATTATAAATGGATCGTTGTTCCAAATCCATCTTATAAACCTCAATTAACAGGTTCATCTCATACAACCATGGGTCAGTAACCTTTAACCTCAGAGCTTCAGGCGTCTCATAATACTCATACCAACTATCAATGCGGGCACTGTTGTTATATTCAACAAAAATACCATGTTGCTCAGCATTGACTGGTTTCAACGTGTCAACTATAACATTGACAACGCTTGCCACATCATTACTATTAAGTGGCCGAAGGTCGTTGAGCATATTCAACACTATCGCTCGTCGATTTGATGTTTCACACAAATCATCATATGTATCATTAATCCTAACGAGTCGATCTTCAAATTCATAGATCTCGCGGACACTAGTACGAAGAGTATCTGCTGCGACCTCATACATCCTGCCAATATCAGCAGAGTTCTGAGGCCACACTGAATTTGTCTTGGAACAAAACGGTTGGTCTTTAGCGATACAAACGCGCATCTCATGCGTCAATTCTATCGTATGCGTATACACGCGCTCTAACAAACGACACCATAACCCCAATATCGGAGTCAAGCTATCATTTGGGTAATACCCCGTCACTTTCGAGTGAGCAGCGACCTCCAGCGGAACAATTCCTGCTGGTGCGATGGTGGTATTAATCTTACCCAGTGTTCGATTCAGATCTTGGAAAGATGTAGTTGTCGTCCATGGATCAATAAAAATCCGGCCTAAATACCCAACCGGATTTCCACGAACAACATGCTTAACTTTTATTGTCAACCCTAAACAGTTAACAACCTCTTGCAACGGAGCCTCTTGAGCATCAGTGACATTATCATCACCATAAATTAGACCAACACGGTCCCAGCTATTCTGGATACCATTCTCCTGGTCATATACTCC